CTCTGGCTCTGGCTCTGGCTCTGGCTCTGGCTCTGGCTCTGGCTCTGGCTCTGGCTCTGGCTCTGGCTCTGGCTCTGGCTCTGGCTCTGGCTCTGGCTCTGGCTCTGGCTCTGGCTCTGGCTCTGGTTCGTCAGGTTTTTCCTTAACCTTACGGGGCTTCTCCTTATGGAGCTCAGCAATTTCGGCATCAACCCAAGCGACAGCAACCTCATCACTTACAAGAACAAGATCGCCAGGAGAATAGCTCTCCTCAGATCCGGCCATAGCTGTTAGCATTTTTACTAGTGGCACGTCTTCACCTCCAAGAAATAAGAGGGCGGTTTCCCGCCCGCTTTATTAGGTCGCGCTGTTTGCGTAATACTTGATCGGGCCTTGGCCTGCATCGACAACGAGTGCATCGTGACGGCTGAACGCAACGAAACCGACTTGACCATTCTCGATGTACTTCTCAGACATACGGAAGATCGTCAGATCAAGAACGTCGCGGATAAAGTAGTTAGCCATATCCCCGAACAAGATCGACTTTGCGCTTGCGGCCATTGCAGCCATGTCATTGTTGACGATGTAGCGCTTGCCGTTCAAGAGATCCGGAACGCCTGCCGTTAAGCTCGGCTGCCACAAAGGACGCCCTTCGGTATCCTTGAGCTTGCGAAGTGCCTTGAGCGTCAAGTCGTTAAACATGAACTCGGCGTTCTGACGATACGCGATGTCGACGGAATGCTCTAGGTCGACAAGGTCGTCATACGTGACCGTTGCTGTTTGACCCACGACGCCTGTTTTACCAAGCGCGGCACCGGTAACGATACCTTGCGGCTGGCCTGTGCCCGTACCGGTTGTGAAGTGAGTATTGAGGATACGTCCGATCCGCTCGGCGATCTTCTGGCGGATATACGCCTCGATGTTAAATGCAGAATCTTGCAAGAGTTCAATCGGAATGAGAAACGTTTTAGACGTGTATTTGTACGCCTTCAAGATTCTTTGGGCGAATAAGACGTCAGTGGCGTTACCAACTGCTGCATTCTCGCCGACGATGGCACCGACATTAGCCGTGTCATCAGAAGTAGGGATAGGTAGATCATTACCTGCCGAAGTCCGGAGAATTGTTGCGCGAGAAGCGCGAATTCCACCGAAGAACTTCATTGCGTCGATGATCGATTGATAAAAACCTTGGGGAACGGTATATCCGCCGGCTGTTCCCGTCACTGAGGACATAGCCCGCTGTTCTTGACCAGACAACTGAACGCGACCCGCGTCCAAGATGGAACGTTCTTCGGATTGCAATCCAGCTACACCGTACCGGATCCAGTTGTCATATGCAGCGCGATACTCTTCACGTTCCAGGACCGGCTTTTCAGTGCGGTGCTCTTCACCAGCTGGAGGCTTTTGTCCGCCGAAGGATTCTTTCTCCTGCCGTGCACGCTCTTCTTGCATGCGGTTTTCGCGATCGATCGTTGCCGTCATGCCATCGACGTCCGACATGATCTTGTCGTATTGTGTTTGCTCGTCGGATGTAAATCCGCGCTTCTCTTGCGTCGATTTATCGTGTAAAGCTTTCGCTTCGTCCCACGCTTTCGCGCGTTTTTCGAGTAGTTCTTTCAACAAATCAAACACTCCCTTTTTAGTTAAATTTGGCTTTTGCCAATTGCAGTTCGCGCTCACGTTGTTGCTCAGTTACGAGAAACGCTTTATCGGATTTGAAGCGCTCAGCAAATTCCTTGCGGAAATCGTCCTCGCTTCGGATTCCTACGGATGATTGCGGGTATGCCGGTCTTGTGACCGGACTTACCTCGATGAGCTCCGCCTCCGATATCGTGCGAATCGGCATTTGCGGATTAGTCTCATCCCACTCCTCTTTGATAGAGCGGAAAATAAAAGACGACCCACGCACGTCACCGCGCTCGATCGTCTCTGCGTGCTTATCCGCCCAACTTGGCGGGTCGATCTCATACCGTAAACCGATATCGTCCTCAATCAAATTGAGCGTATTCGGTGTGCGCCCGAGTACTTCGCGTTCGTCATGCTGCCATGACGCGTAGACATCAGACATGTGATTCGTAAACGCACCCTTTCGGAATTGTTCCTTGAACATCCCCCAGATTGGGTTTGATAGCTGATCCCACCGAACCGCGTAACCGATGATTTTAGTCGGCTCTCCGTCGACCTTCCTAACCTCCGGCCGGCTCTCCGGTAATAGGTTCGCTCGGAGTTCCTTTTCCCGCTTGTCCATTGTTGCTATCACCTCCTTCCCCGGCTTGCTCAATAGGAACCATAGCCGCATTAACCATGTAGATTTTTCCGGCTCCGCCCTCGATCGGGTTAAGGTTTTCAAGACCGCGAATATCGTCGGCATTAAGCCACCCATTTTGCCGCCCGATCTGATAGGACTCGTACCGGCTTTTGATATCCCCCCGGAGCAACCCATCGACAAGAAACTCGACAAAGTAATTCTTTTTATCCGTCTCAGAAAAGAGTTTCCGGCGTATCTCCTGCTCCCACCGAACAAGCCACGGCCTAATCGTATGGACGACAAAATCGATAGACTGATGTTCAATGTTGGAGAATGTCGCCTTCGAAAGGTCTGCGAGAAGGTGCGGTGGAACGCGAAACATCCGAGCGACCTCTGTTAGCTGGAACTGCCTTGTCTGTAGAAATTGGCTATCCTCGGGCGGGAGTCCAATCTGGCTATATTTCATGCCTTCCTCAAGAATCGCTATGCGATGTGCATTCTCAAGTCCGGAATGCATCTTGTTCCATGACTCCCGAAGCCGGGCTTGCGCCGGCTCTGAAAGAGAGCCCGGATGTTCAAGTACACCCCCTGGTTTCGCTCCACTTCCGAAGAAGCCCGCGCCGTAACGTTCCGTTGCGATCGTCAGGCCCACGGCTTCGCGGTTCATACGGATGACAGAGTACCCTGAGAGACCATCAAACCCTAACCCTGGAACGTGCAGGACACGCCATGCCGGTAGTGCTACCTGCTGCTTCGTTCGAGGAATCTCGGTGTGATACCATATCTCGCCGTCATCTGCCTCTCGTAGCCACGTTTGACTAGGTAAAAGTGGCCACAAGGCTTTGACTCGCCCGCGGCCGTCATACTCAATCTCACAATAGGCGTTGCCCCAGGTAAGGAGATGAGCCATGAGCGTTTCAAAAAATACCAGCGCCGTCATTCTGGGGTTCGGCTCGTCGTGCAAAATTGAGTACAGCGGATGCGTTGTCGCTCGTTCTTTGCCGCCGTCCCCATTTCTGCGGTAAGTAATGGCCGGAAGGGATGCCACAGTTTCCGATAGGATTCGAACACAAGCAAAAACGGCCGTCGAGTTGAGGGCCGTTTGTTCGTTTACTTCTACCCCAGACAGTGAAGGTTTCCCTCCCATCGCCCAATCCAAGAACCATTGCTGTGAACCTGAAAGCGAACTTGTTGCGGATCGCTTTTCAAGCAGTTTACTGATAAACGGAATCTTCGTTTTCCTCACCTCCTTACAAAATAACTAGGCCTCGCTCCGGGTTCTCATAAACAGATGTCTCTATTCGGTTTGCCAGAGTCAGCTTGTGCGCATCAATGACCGCATCGACGGGGTCGATCCGCTTCGTCGCGGAATCCTTTTCGATCTTGATCTCACCGAAGCTGTTGCTTACCGTCTTAGCGTTCGCCATCGACCACGTCAGGAGCTTGTTCCGCTTGTCGTAAATAATGTTGCCCGCCTCTGCCTCGAGCCGGAAATCGACCGTGGCGTCGTTCAGGCTCTTCGCCGACTGGACGATCTCGACGCAATCGACACCGAACTCTTCAAGATCAGCTAAAAAGGCATCCGCGTTATGAGGGTCATAAGCGATGCCTTTTAATTTCAAGTTATGTTTTTTAATCAGGTCCCGGTAATAGCTCAGGATGTACTTGTAATCCGTCTTCACTCCGCCGAGTGTTTCCGTCACGGTTAGAAGTTCTTCGCGGATCCACATGTCATATGGCGCCTTGTCCGTTTTGATGTGCTCCGCGACCCGCTTGGCTGGAATGAAGGAGTGAGAATGAATGTAATACTTCCGGTGTTGCTCGACTTGGATCGGAAACTCCAAGCCGCCAGATGTAAGATCACCTCCGCTGGAAAAATCGAGCCCGAGATAACACTCTTTCCCCGCCATGTCCTCGATCGTCGTGTCACTCTCGCAAGCTTTCCAGTGTTCCAAATTCATGTACTGGTTTTCCGCGAACTGCACCCACTGGTTAAGGCTCTTCGTCAAGAAGTTGCGGAGCTCTTCGCCCTGCATTTGCTTCGCCTTGATCGCATCACCACGTAAGCTGACAAGCGTCTGCTCCGTCCAGAGCGGATTCGCCTTCGGCCAATTGGCCTCGTCCCAAATATCGTCATCCTTATCGAGCTCACAAATAAAAACAAACTGTGTCTCATCGGTATGAAGCCCGGCAAGAATCAGTTTGCAGTAATTGTATAGCTCGTAACATGGTCCGCGAAGATCGAAGCCGGCCGTCGTGATAACCGATATCAAGCACTGCAGGAGCTTCTTCGTTCCATCAGATAGCAGCTTGTACATCTGGTTGTCTTTGTGAAGATGGTACTCGTCGACGCTGGCAAAGTACGGCCGGAATCCGTCAATTGATTTCGTATCGCGGCCAAGCGCCCGGATCTCCCCGTGCGTTTCATTGCAGACGATCGTACTCGCGTAGTCCTTGACCGTAAATAACCCCGGATCGTATTTACTACCCGCGAGCTCCGGATCCGCGTTAATGAACTTGATGCATTCCTTCAAGACGATCCGGGCTTGAAGCTCCTTCGTAGCCGCGCAATAAATCTGCGGATATTGATAACCGTCGAAGTTGCCGTAAAACATTGTCGGCACGGCATTCCCGAGTGATTTCGCGTTCTGGCGGGCCACTTGGATATAAGATGTTCGGAATCTTCGGTACCCGTCAAGCGTTAACCAGCCGTTCCAGCTCCCGAAACAGAAGTCTTGAAAGCCGTATAACTCAAGCGGTTGCGGGTCTTCACCCTCTGCAAGAGTCAACGTTTCGGCGAAATCGATAAGCTCATGCGCGCGATCCGGGTCAAATACGTAAGGAAATTCTTCCGTACCTTGTCGTTTCAGGTCGTTTAGATGACGTTCACAGGCTTGCCTTTGCGTTTGTCCCGCGATAATCCGTCCCGATACAACCTCTTGAGCGTATGCCGTTACCCGGTCGAGCTCGGCGACCGCATTGTAAGGATACTTCTGCAGCCTATCCACCTCGACCGCCGAACCTTCCGTACTTACTAGGCGGCTTCTCGTCCTTCTTCGGCTTTGGTACGTTCTTCACTTTCGCCAGCGGATTAAGGAATAGCCGGTCCTGCATTTTGAGAAGCATATCCATTTTCTTGTTGATCGCCGTCTCGATCCGGAGCAGCCCATCGATCGACAATAGATTGGTCAGCTGTTGCATCGCTTTCATCTCAAATAACCCACTTGTAAACATGTATTTTTCAAGTGGTTCCGTATTGGCGGCAATGTCATCGATTCGCTGATAGGCGTTCAACAGTCTTTCGTACTCCGAATAGGTCTTGCAGTAGAGCGAAAGCATCCCGACGTCGGAACTCGACAGCAATTCGACGCCTTGTTCTGCCGCACTCTTATATTCTTTCAACGCCGACTTCCAATGGCCGTAAGCAACAGTGTCGTTCTTCACGAATGCCGGCGGTTTAAGCTTTTCAAGTTCACTCTTCGGCAGCTTCTTTCCGAGCTTGACCTCGCTGTCCTGGCGATCGCGTAGCTGTTCTCTCGTTAACCGGTTCGGGTTTCCCTCCGCGATGTGCAGAGAAGCCGGTTTCGCGTTTCTGCCCATCAGGGCCACCTCCTAGCCAAAAATAAAAGCCGCTCAACTGAGCGACCATCGATTTCAAATATGTTCAGTGGGCAAGGATTTGCACCTTACATGCTGGTTTTTCTTCACACTAGATAGTTTAACGAGTATCCACTCTGGAAGGACTTTTTCGCTGCGTGGTCTCTCCTCCGCGCATCCAACAAATCGTCTGCCCCGACCGTGTGAATTATTATTTTGCGTCTACCTATTCCGCCACCACTGAAATTTTGCTTTATTATCTCATTTTACGAAGGCAACATCGCTAAAAAATTGATAAAACGAAAATTCTCGTGCAAAAAG